ACATGAATTATCAGCTTACAGAAGAAATGCCAGAGTATTTTGATGAGACAGAAAGATTATTATTTCATTTACCGTTAATCGGTACGGCTGTTAAAAAAGTTTATTACGATGAAACATTAGGACGACCAATATCAGAATTTATTCCTATTGATCAGTTTCATGTATCAAATTTAGTTCCTGATCTTCGAAGAGCTGATCGATACACTCACGTTATTTACAGATCATCAAACGATTTAAAAAAAGACATGAATGCAGGAATGTATAGAGATGTTGAAGTTGGTGAGCCGGAACAAGAAGAAAGAGGCATGATTACAGCTAAAGCTGATCAGATTATGGGGTTATCAGCTTATGAAGAAGAACCATATGATACATCTCATGTTTTATTAGAACAACATTTATATTTAGATTTACCCGAACCTTTTAACAGCCCAAATGGGGAAGCTTGGCCTTATATTGTAACAGTCGATAAATCCAGTAAAAAAATTCTAAGCATTCGTCGTAATTGGAATGATGGGGATTCCCGTCATATTAAACGAGAACATTTTGTAGCTTATAAATTTGTACCGGGTTTTGGATTTTATGGTTTAGGGTTGTTACATTTCTTAGGTAACCTGACAATGTCGGCTACAGCTGCAATGAGAGCTTTGGTTGATGCTGGTCAATTTGCTAATTTACCAGGAGGTTTTAAAGCTAGAGGAGTACGAGTTGTTGGAGATAATACTCCAATAATGCCCGGAGAATTTCGGGATGTTGAATCCACAGGTATAGATCTAAACAAGTCAATAGTCCCTCTTCCGTATAAAGAACCATCACAAGTTCTGTTTCAAATGCTTGGATTTTTAGCCACAGCTGGTCAGAAATTTGCTGACACGACTGAACAGGTTGTGTCGGATGCAACAAATTATGGTCCGGTTGGCACGACATTAGCATTATTAGAAGCATCAGGTAAGTTTTTTTCAGCAATTCACAAACGACTCCACAAATCTCAACGAGACGAATTTAAAATATTAGCTCGTATTAATTACGAGTTTCTTCCTCCTCAGTATCCATATGATATTGTAGGTGGTCAAGTAGAAATTAAAAAACAAGATTTTGATGGTAGAGTTGATGTAGTTCCTGTATCAGATCCGAACGTTCCATCAAGTGCTCATAGATTAGCTCAATCACAGTTAATTTTTCAGATGGCATCTCAGGCAACTCCGGGTACATTTAATATGCAAGAAGTTTATAAATCTGTTTTAACGTCAGCTAATGTTGATAATCCGGAAAGGTTTATTATTCAAAAGCCTCCGTCACAGCCTCAAGATCCTGTAGCTGATATTATGCTTGTATCTCAAGGTAAGCCAATTAAAGCTTTTCCGGGACAAGATCATGATGCTCATATTCAAGTTAAATCAGCTTATGTTCAAGATCCTTTAAATGGAGCTAATCCTGTAATGAAACAAATAGTTCCGATATTGTTAGCTAATATTAGAGAACATATGGTTCTTAGATTCCAAGAACAGATGGGCGGTTTAATGAAGAATAAAGAAGGACAAGTTGATCAAGGAGCTACAATGGGAATGATTATGGCTGAATCAGCTAAACAAATTCTTGAAGCTAATAAATTAAAAGCTCAAGGAGGTTTAGATAGTGTTGAGCAACAAAATATTGATTTACAAAAACAACATCTTGAATTAGATAAAGTTCAAAAAGGAATTGATGCTCAAAAAATTGCAGCTGAATTAAACTTTAAAGACAGGGAACTTGATCTTAAATCTAAAGAAGTTGACATAGATGCTATGGTTGAGGCTGCTAAAATAGAAGATGCTAAGAAAAAGAATAACGATCAATTGACATCTAAGGTTGTTATGGATTTACTTAAATTGGTCGGACAACAAAATACAAAACAACCACCAATAAATTTAGCACCCGGAGGTCAAGTTCCGACAGCTTCATTTATGGCTGACAGTAGTAAGACAGGGCAACAAATGGCAAACATGGTTGATCCTGGAACACAGGCAGCCCAAGCTATGATGTTAGCAGCTGATGCAGTAGGTAAAGGCGGCCCTATGTCTGATGTTGCACCACCTACGGATAAACTCAGAGATATGGGTTCTCCAACAATATCAACCCCGACTCCTACCGAATCACCGGCTCCTGAAATGACTGATGAACAGGCAACAAAGGAAGTTTTTGGTGATATACCTGAAACTGTAGGAGAGGGAACAACAACAGAAGGAATAGAGGTACCAGAAGTTATGACAAGTAATTTTATTATTGACGAAGCTCTTAACAGACTTCAAATACAAGACAAAGATAAAGCTAAGGCTAACTTAGATGTATTTACAGAGATTGTTTCTGAAATGGAGAGTGACAAAAATCCACAAGCTAAAAATCCAAAAAGCACGGCTGCGGGATTATTTCAATATACAAAACCATCACTTGTAACAGCTAAACAACGATATAAAAATATAGCTGAGAGAGTTGGAATTGAAGAAATACCAGAATCAATTGAAAAAGCAAAAGATGCTAGAGAGTTAACTCCTGAAGAACAAACAACTTTATTTTATGCAGATACGTTTGAAAAACCAGGTAGTGATAAATATATGAAAGAAATCTTAGAAGCTCCAGATTATGAAACCTTAACGACAGCCACTCAAAAACTTTATAATGAACTTCATCATACAGATGCAAAAAAACAAGAGAATGAACGATTTGCAAAAGTGGCTATGAGAGTTGGTGGTAGAGTTAATTTGACTTAAAATTATGGATAGCATAACAGATCACGGCATTGTTCTTCCAGACCCTGCTGTTTGTTTTGACGACCATACCTACGAACCTAACGATAAAAATGATTTTCCTAAAGTTTATGATGGTTTGTTATTAGCTCTTCAACAATCTGATGGGGAATTGTTTCTTAAAAATATTCAAGAACTCTATTCTAATTTTAAACCGTGCAAGACTTTAGAAAAACAATTACTTGCAGCAGTTAATGGATTCAATTTAAAATTAAAAACATCTAACATTAATTATAAAGGACCTAAAGGTTTTACTGAAAATGGTTTTTATAGTACCACCATTGATACAGACCCATTAATGGAATGTTTAAAAAAAGAAATAGACGAGCTACGTAACAAACCTCCGACAAGAAATGCAAGAGTACAGGATAGAATTGTTAACTTACCAAAGCATCATATCATTTATGAAAAATTATTAGATGTTTATACTAAATTAAATTTACTTGAAGATTCCTATATGATTACAGATATTAATTTACATATCAGTGATAATGAAGATACCTTTAATGAATACTTCCAAGCCGACCAGAAAACTAAACCAAAGAATAAATTATATACTTTACACATTGACCCTAAGTATAGTTACATAAAAAATATGATTTATTTAAATGAAGTTAAAAGAGAAAATGGTCCGTTAGCTTATGTTCCTGAAAGTCATCGATGGAAATTTAATGAAATAGAAATGTTATTTTGTAAAAGTAATCAATTGGCTAATACATTATCTGATTCGAGTCAAAGAAAGATTAATGCGTCATTGCCTTTATGGGCCAGAAAGAATTCTTATTTTTCCAGACAGTTTAAAGACGATGATCCTTTATCTGAAAATATATATAAAATTTTAAAACACTTTACATCTGACGAAACTAATTTTATACTATTTGAACCTAACTATGGGTGGCATAGAGGTACCCATGTAGATGAGGGAGAAAGAATAGCCCTACAAGTAATTATGAAACCATGAGTTTATTAGATACTTTATCAGAAGAAGTTTTACAACGACGAGTATTCAATCCTTATTATTATGATCTTCACGTAAAAGAATTTATGTTAGGTCAGACTAAAGAACACCTTGATCCAGAAGGAACGGTCTTAGACATCGGTGCTGCCGTCGGTCAGTATAGTAAGTTCTTTGCAATTCATTCTGGTCATGTCTACGGTTATGAAGCCGTACCTCCAGTCTTTGAACAATTATGTAAAATAAAAGATGACCATTTAAACTTTAGTCCCTATAACATTGCGTTATCGGATAAAGTCGGAAAAGAAACATTTTATGTAGATAGTAAACGACTATCTAATTCATCATTCCAAAATCTGGTTGATGGTTTTCCAATT